ATGGACGCCTACGAAGCGAAGAATCCAGGCTTCCACGATCGATTGGACCCCGAGATCATCGCCTTGCGCCCGGCGAGCGTTCTACCGCCGGCAGAGCGCCAGGCAGAACACTACGTGTTCGAGGAGATCGTGAGTTCGGAGAGGGCACCGGAGTTGCTGCTCTACGTCTCCGAGAACCCGGACGAGTTTCAGCGCCTCGCGACGCTGCACCCCCGAGTCATGCTCAGGGAGATCGCGAGACTCGAAGTAAGCCTCTCGGGCCCCCCGGCCGCTGCCACCGCTGGCAATTCAGCGCCCAAGGCCCCCGAGGTGAGTCAGGCGAAACCTCCCGTCCGGCCAGTGACGGGCTCGCCTTATACCGCTGATGACGACGACGAGGCTGCTCTCCTGGCGATGCCAGTGAGCAAGTACGTCGAAGTCATGAACCGCAAGGAGCGCAGAGCACAGCGGTAGCACCGGGGCGTCTGTTGACGCCCCGAGGGTGACACATGGCAAACACGATCGCCACCACCAGCCTCGTGCTGCGTGAAGTGGCGCGGTACTTCGTGAACAGCCTGAAGGGTGTCGCCGCCTTCAACCGTTCGCTGTCGGACGAGTACGTCCAGCCGTCGAACGGGGCCAAGGTCGGCGACACCGTAAAGGTGAAGTTGCCGCAGATGTGGGAAGCAAGCACCGGGCAGGCTCTGGTGCTCCAGAACATCCTCGACCAGACCGTCAACGTGATCCTCAACTCACAGAGGCACGTGGGGTTTGGCTTCTCGAGCGCTCAGGCGACGACGGACCTGGGCGAGATCCGGAAGAACTACGTCTCTCCCGCGTCGGCGACTCTCGCTAACGCGATGGACGCGGCGTCGCTCAACTCGGTCTACAAGGACATCTACAACTCGGTTGGCACCCTGGGGACGACTCCCGCCGCGGTCCTGACGTACCTCCAGGCTCGCGTGAAGCTGCTCGACCTGTCCACGCCTCCGGATGGCCTGGTCGCCGTGCTCGAGCCGCTGGCGAGCGCGACGCTCCAGGACGCCGTCAAGGCCCTGTTCCATCCAACGTCTTCGCTGACCGAGGGATGGCGGAAGGGGCAGTTCGCGTCCAACCAGCTCGGTATCGAGACCTGGGCCGAGGACCAGAACATGCCTCGGTTCACGTCCGGCGCTACGACCACCGCGACTCCGCTCGTCAACGGCGCGGGACAGACCGGCTCTTCAGTCATCACGGACGGCTGGGGATCGGGCAACACCTCTCTGAAGAAGGGCGACATCGTGACGTTCGCCGGGGTGCGGTCGGTGAACCCGCTCAGCAAGGTGGACACCGGCCGGTTGCAGCAGTTCACTCTGACTGCTGACGCTTCGGACACGACCGGGGCAGTGACGCTCTCCATCACGCCTTCGATCATCACGTCTGGTCCGCTCCAGAACGTTACTGGGGCGCCGGCCGACAATGCGGTGCTCACCTACTGGGGCATGGCCGCGGGCGGGTCACAGGCCGCTACGGTGTCGCCTCAGAACCTGGTCTTCCATCCCGAGGCGTTCGCGTCGGTGATGGCTGACTTGAAGATGCCGAACGGCGGCGCGAACGCGGAGCGGGTTCGAGACAAGGATCTCGGGCTCTCCATCCGCTACGTGGAGCAGTTCGACATCACCACGGACCAGAACCTGAACAGGCTCGACATCCTGTTCGGGGCAGCGACCATCCAGGCCCGCATGGCTGCACGCGTGGTCGGGTAGGAGGGGATCATGGCACAGGCAATCCTCAACACTTCAACCCTCTCCGAGGCGATCGATGACGAAGCCGACAGCTTCACTGTTGGTTCAACGTCGAACATCACCGTGGGCCAACTCCTTGTCATCTGCGGCACAGCGGGCAAGGAAGCGGTCAAGGTGCAGACCATTCCGGTGGCTGGCCGCGTCAACGTGGTCCGGGGCGTCAACGGAACGCGCGCTCTGTCCCACAAGTCTGGGACGCGGTTCTTCATCGGCGACGGCGACGACTTCATCAACATCAAGGACTCGTCGCCGAACCAGTACATCTCCCTGACGGGTTCGCCCGGAACAGGGATCATCGACTACGCCCTGCCCGGCTCTCGCGCGAGGGACGGCGCCGGAAACGAGTACGTGTGCGTCGAGCTGACCGAGACGGTGCTGGTTGGTGCGGGGGTGTTCATCTCCCGCGACGGTCTCTTCACCGCGGCGATCATCACGTCCACCGGTCAGGGTCCGGTCGGCGTGATGGTGGAGGGCGCCAGCTCGGATCAGTACGCGTGGGCGCAGATCTACGGCACCGCCGATCCGGTCAAGCTGGTTGGCGGAAGCTCTCTGCTCACGTCTCTGGGCGAGTTCCAGGGGGCTACGTCGGTGTCGACGCCGAGCGTCGGCATCCTCGGGCGGTCCTCGTCTCAGCGGTCCTCGGACTACGGCGCGCTGTCAACCATCCAAGGGATGTTCCCGAACGCTATACCTACGACTGCTTCGACCAGCGCATCGTCGGAGACCGGGTATCGCGCCACGGCGTTCCTGAATTACCCCTACGTGATGCGCATCCTCACCACATGATGATTCTCGGCCACCGCCCGGTGGTTCACGTCGAGCCGCCGCGCGGTGGAGTGACCCGCACAGTCCGGAAGGTCGCGCTGTGCGGGTCACACGACAGTTCACTTGCAGACGCCCCCTGGACCGACCCGAGTTGGGAGTTCTGGGGGCACGCGTCTTCGAGGGCTTGGTACAAGCGCCGGATGGATCGGTATTTCGACCTTCATCCCCCGGCGTGCTGGTCGCGTGGAGGAAAGAAGGGCGTTGCGGACATTTACCCGAAGTGGCTCGCGCAGAACACGACGCCGATCTACATGCAGAAGAAGTATCCGCAGGTTCCGGCGAGCGTCGAGTACCCGAAGGGACGGATCCTTGCAGAGTTCGGAGACGCGCGGCCGTACTTCACGAACCACGCGGCTTGGATGATCGCACTCGCTCTGACCGAGGGCGTGACAGCGATCGGAGTCTTTGGCATCAACTACGGTACGGAGAGCGAGTACGTCAGGCAGAGGGGGTCCGCGGAGTACTGGCTTGGACGAGCCGCACAGCAGGGCGTCCGGATCGTACTCCCGCAGCAATGCACGCTCCTCGCGGAGCCAGGGCTGCTCTACGGCTACGAGTCGCACGATGAGAAGACGGGCGAGCTGAAGGACGAGTACAAGCGGAAGGCCTGGAAGCCTGCGGAGACCATCCGGCCCATTCAGCCGGGTGACAAGAGGGTGGAGCCGCCGGCGCACATCCAGAAGCAGATCGAGGAGGAGGAGAAGGAATTCCCGCGGCCCGACTGGTCGCTCGGCCCCCTTCCCGAGGAGACGACACCGCACCTGAAGGCGGTCGGTTAAGGAGAGAGATCCATGGCGAACGAGTGGCCCGAGGGGTCGCAGTCACAGAACGTTGACCGGCCGGGTGGGGTGGTCATCATCCCCGGCTCGAACTACCAGCGTGAGTTGGGGAGGTTCGAGCAGTTCCCGAGCAAGTACACGGGCGACGAAGGCCCTGGGAACCCGTACAGGTACCGGCCGTTCCCGAAGATGGTCTACATCGCCAAGAAGTACAAGGGGAAGCTGGTCTGCATGGCGGCGCCGCCTCACCCCCTGGAGTTCGTGAACCCGAAGGAGTACGAGCGCGTGGAGGAGCAGGCCGCGCAGTTCACGAAGGAATGCCAGCGCGTGGTGAACGACGAGAGCGAGTACCAGAAGGCGATGGAGGCCGGGTATCGCGAGTCCCCCGTGGAGGCCGTGGAGCACGCGGAGAAGCGCGAGGAGAAGAAGGCCGACGCCGCCGCGGAGCGGAACTGGGACGACCGCAACATGAGCGACAAGGCCAAGGCCGAGACCAGGAAGGCCGAGGAAGCGGCGGGTGCGGAGCACCTGGGCGAGATTCCGCGGACGCCGGTCAAGGCGCAGGGCGTCCGGATCAAGGTGAACGGCTGGACCCCGGAGAAGCGTGCAGCGGCGTCGGCGAAGCGAAAGCAGACACTCGCCGCGAAGAGGGCCGCCCAGACGGCGTAAGGCGCCGATGAATGGCTGTCTCCACCGTCAATGACGTCATCCGGGGGTCGCTACAGCTCCTAGGGATCGTCGCCGCGGGGGAACCTCTCTCCTCGTCCGACGCGGACTTGGGCCTGGAGTTCCTCAACGGACTCCTCGGCCAGTTCGAGGCCGAGCAGTACATGCTGCCGTGGCGGAGGAGAACCACGGCGACGCTGACGGCGAGTCAGTCATCCTTCACGGTTGGCTCCGGCGGTGACATCAACATCGTGCGGCCGGTGTACTTCGATCAGATCAACTACCTGGACACGTCGCTAGATCCGGATCAGGAGTTCCCGCTCGTGTCGCTCTCGGACGATGCCTATGCATCGTTGGCCGCGAAGGCGCAGACCGCGACGACTCCGAGCCATTACTACTACAACCCGCTGTTTACGACAGCTCGGGGGACGCTGATCCCGTATCCCATTCCGACGTCTTCCACCCTTCAATGGGTTCTGTACACACAGCAGGCGATCGCGCGGTTTGCGGCACTGACGGATTCGTTCAGCCTGCCGCCCGCGTGGGAGCGGATGCTGCGGACGAATCTCGCTGTCGAGCTGGCGGGGCCGTTTGAAAAGCAGCCCCCGCCATGGATCGTGGAGTCGGCGCGTGAGTCCAAGGCGGCGGTGCGGAGGTCGAACCTCCGCGTGCAAGACATGTCCGTCGACGCACAACTGACCCCGCAGACCGGACGCTACAACATCTATACGGACACCTAGGATGCAGTTCCCTCACTTCATCGGTCCCACGGACATCCGGCAGACGCCGTACCTGAACCAGGAGCGGACCGTCAATCTGATCCTGACCCCTGCGGAGTCTCCCGGCTCGACGTCGAGATGGGCGCTCGTGCTCGCTCCGGGCGTGACGTTGCTCGCTACCGACACGGGGGCTCCTGGAAGAGCGCACTACTACGACGCCGCCACGAGCCGGGAGTTTACGGTCCAAGGAACCCGGTTCAACGAGATCAGCCAGAACGGCACGATCACAAACCGCGGGACGGTAGTGTTGAACGCGAACCCCGCGACGATCACAGGGGGCGGCCCGACGATCGGGCAGCTGCTCATCACCTCTGGGACAAACGTCTACACGTTCGTCCTCGCCACGAACACGTTTGCTCAGCAGGCCACGATGAACGGCCTCGCGACGATGGGCGACGCACAGGACGGCTACGGCTTGGTGTTCAACGCAAGCACCGGCCGGACGTACTTCTCCGCACTGAACGACTTCACGTCTTGGGATCTGACGGACTTCTTTGCGCGGAACAAGGCTCCGGATCCATTGGTCGCGATGAGGTGCGCGAACGGATTCATCTACCTGCTCGGGAGGTACACGACTGAGGCCTGGTACAACGCGGGAGAGTTCCCGGTGCCGTTCGTGTTTCATCCGAGCGGGCTGATTCAGCACGGGTGCGCCGCGGCGTTTTCTCCCGAGATCGCCGGGAACGCCCTGTGGTGGCTTGGCTCCACGCAGAACGGGCAGGGAGCCGTGATCCGGACGTCGGGGTTCACTCCGGAGATCATGTCGAGCATGGGCGTCCAGACCGCGATGGCGGGTTACTCGTCCATCACCGACGCCTTTGGGGACACCTACGAAGACCGCGGGCAGACGTTCTATCTGCTGACGCTCCCCACGGCTAATACGAGTTGGTGCGCGGACACCACCCTTCCTCGTGAGGTGGCGTGGCACGAGCGGCTGACGTGTATCTC